AGATGACGCTGCTCAGCAGCCGCGATCAGCAGGGTGGTGGCCAGGGCGGCGGATCGTCCCAGAACGAGCAGCGCCAACAGGCCCCGCAACAGCGCGGCCAGTCCCCGCGGCAGCGTGGTCAGGGTGCCGCGCCGCGCCAGCAGCAGCAGCGCGGCGGCAGCAGCTTCGACGACATGGACGACGACGTGATCCCATTTTGATCATGCAGTGCGTCAAGTGCGGACATGACAAGCCGGCTGCCGACTTCTATGCGAACGATCGGACCTGCAAGACGTGTCGCTGCGCGATGGTGCGAGCCAACCGCGCAGCGAGGGCCGAGCAGTACCGGGCATACGAAGCTGAGCGCGCCTCGCAGCCTCACCGGAGGGCCCTCAATCGGTCCACGGCAAAGGCTTGGCGCGAAGAGCATCCAGAGTGGCGCTCAGCGCAGACCAAGGTCGGCAACGCCATCCGAGATGGAAGGCTGCAGCGCTGGCCGTGCGAGATCTGTGGCGCCAAAGCGCACGCACACCACCCGCACTACGACGCACCTCTTGTGGTCACTTGGCTTTGCCCAACTCACCACAAGGCTGCGCACCGCCTGCTGACGGACGCAGCCACCACATCAATCTCCCACCACCAACCGAAAGGAAACCTGTGAGCACAGTCATCTCTCCCACCCCCGGCCGCATCGTCTGGTATTACCCGGCGGCCAACGAAAACCTGCCCCGCGTCGGCGCCCAGCCGCTCGCCGCCATGGTGGTCGGCGTGTTCGGCGACCACGACATCAATCTGGCCGTCTTCGATGCCAACGGCGACGTGCAGCGGCGCTCCTCTGTGCACCTGGTGCAGCCCGACGAGGAGCGCCCGAACGGCGCACACGCCACCTGGATGCCCCACCAGGTCACGCAAAGCAAGCCGCCGATCACTGAAGCCGACGCGCTGGCCGACCTGAACGGCACGCCGCGGCCGGACAACCCGACCGTGAAGAACGGCATCGCGCCGTGGGCGCCCGCCCCAGTCCCCGAGAGCGACCCCAATTCCGAGGGCAGCACCACCGACTGAAGCAATACGGCCGAAAGCATGAAAGCAGTGCAAATTGCCCTCACAAACGGCGGACATGTGCTGGTCGACGAGCGTGATCTTGCGCTCGTCGAATCGCGCAATTGGTACGCGATTAAGTCGCGCGGAACAATGTACGCCAAGACGGGCAAAAACAACCGCATGCACAGAATGATTCTTGGCGTCGACAACAGTTCGGCGGTCGTTGACCACATCAACGGCAACGGACTCGACAACAGGCGTTCCAACTTGCGGGTCGTATTCACGTCAGAAAACGTAGCGAACCGACAGCGCTCGCGAATCGGCAACAGGTGCCCCGGCGTTTACAAGCAGGGACGCAAGTGGCTTGCGAGGGTGACGGTTGACTACAAGCAGGTCCGACTTGGGCTCTTTGAGAACGAGGACGACGCGATTGCCGCCGTCAACGCATTTCGCAAAAGCATTGGGCGACCCGTGGCCGTGATTAGCGAGTAGGCCAGCCAACTCAACAGCACCATGAAGCTCATCAAAAACGCATTGGTCTACAAGGCAGACCTCCCGCGCATGTCTGCCCTGGAGGAGCACCTCAAGGAGAGGCCATTCATCGACCCGCTGCCACACGAGGCCGGTTCCTCTGGCTTTGTCAGCCGCAACGGTGAGGGTCTCGTCGATGCCTTCATCGGTGGCCTGGCATTCACCGTGCGCATCGACACCAAGATCGTGCCCGCCAGCGCAGTCAAGGCCGAGTTCGACAAGCGCAGCAAGCATCTGTGCGAGGAGACCGGCAGGAAGCGCCTCAGCAAGGCAGAGCGCGCCGACCTGAAGGACCTGATCACCATCGAGTTCCGCGCCAAGGCGCTGGTCAAGACGATGCTGGTGACGTGCTTCTACCGGCGCGACAAGCAGTACCTGATCATTCCGACGTCCAGCAAGACGACCGCGTCCGCCATCGTTGCGCTGCTGATCGCCGCCGTTGGCAGCGTCAAGACCGAGACCATTCACGTCAGTGACGTGAAGCACGGCTTGACCACGCGCATGAAGGCCTGGCTCGACGACGATGCCGACGCCTTCGGCGAGTTCATGCCGCACGTCGACACGGAGCTGGCGATGGGCAGCCAGAAGCTGACCGTCAAGATGGAGCAGCTCACCGAGGCCAAGGCCGGGCTGCACAAGGCATTCGCCGATGGCTTCGGTGTCAAGTCGATGCGCCTGCTGGCCGGCAACGAGGTCAGCTTCAAGCTGACGTCGCACTTCGCGTTCAAGTCGATCGACTTCCCGACCAACCCAGACGCCGAGAAGAACGACGAAGACGTGTGGTTGCACGAGGCGGCGGTGCAGACGTTGAACCTGTCCTCGGTCATCAACGAGCTGTGCGACATGCTGGGCTACAAGGAGACGGAGCAAGAGAAGGAGGCCGCATGAAGGTCACCCGCGAGCAACTGATCGAGCGCGCAATCCTGGAGTCGATCGAGGTGCTGAAGCAGGTCGGCTGCACCTACACCGTCACAGACCCGGGCGGCAAGGTGCACACCAACATCGTGGTCGAGCGCAGGAGGCGCAGGGACTTCTCGGAACTGAACATCACCGACCGGCTATTGGCGTCATCGATCGGCGAAGACGTCTTCTTTCAGGCCCCCGAGGGACTCGATCCGAGTGAGATACAGCCGGCGGTGTGCGGTCATGCCACTAGGGTGTTCGGCTCCAAGAACTACCGTAGCTACATTGATCGCCAGCGCGGCGGCGTGGTCGTTATGTGCGGCAGAAAGCATGGCGTCGATCTCGCCTCCTTGCTGCGGTACAAAGAGCCGAAGCAAGAGAAGGAGGCCGCATGACCAAGCCCCGCTTGATTGGCCTCACGGGCTACGCCGGCACCGGCAAAGACACCGTGCGCGAAATCCTGGAGGGGCAGTACGACCTCGACGGCATTGCCTTCGCGGACCCGATCCGCGACATGCTGGGCCTGCTGCTGGCCACCGTCGGCGCCGACGAGGGGTGGATGACCGAGCGTCACCTCAAGGAGGTCGACATCCCCCAGCTCGGCGCCAGCTACCGCAAGCTCGCGCAGCTACTCGGCACCGAGTGGGGGCGCGCCATCGACCCAGACTTCTGGGTGCGCATCGCCGCCGCCAAGGTCGAGCTCTGCAAGAGCTTCGACAGCGCCGGCGTGGTGATCAGCGACGTGCGCTTCCCCAACGAGGCAGCCTGGATTCGGTCACAAGGCGGCGTCCTGTGGCGCGTGATTCGCCCGGGCACGGCGCCGGTGCGATCGCACGCCAGCGAGGACCTGATCGCCAGCCTGCGGCACGACTACGTGATCGACAACCGCGGCACGATCGACGACCTTGACGTCGCCGTGAGAGCCGCCATGGGCCGCATGGACCACCTCCGGGGGGCCCCGTGACGCTCGAGGCTCTTGGCGTGGTGTCGTTCGTGTTTGTCGCGTGCTTCACGGCGCGCGCCTACGCGAACAACGCGGGGCCCGGGCAGACTCCACGCGGCGCGATCATCGAAGCCTGGCTGAACATCGCGGTCGGCTTTGCGGTGAACTTCGCCGCCAACTTTCTCCTGCTGCCGCTGGTGGGCGCGAGCTTCACTGCGGCCGAAAACTTCGCTCTCGGCTGGATCTACACCGCGATCTCAATCGTTCGGCAGTACGTGATCCGCCGGTACTTCAACAACGCCATCCACAAGGCCGCCGCGCGAATTGCCGGCGGGTACTGACATGACTGAAAAGACCAACTTCCGACGCACCGCCGACTGGCTCGCCGCCTGCGGCAAGGAGCCCGGCAACAAGCAGCACCTGGCCACTCAGGTCGGAGTGCACCTCGAGGAGTGCATGGAGCTCATCGACGAGCTGATCATCACCGGATCGGTCGCCGACGGCGAAAACCTCTCCGCGGCAGCCACAACCATCAAGGGAGTGGCGCACCGCCTGAAGCAGGGCGCGACCGGGGTCAACATCAGGAACCGCGCCAAAGCGCTGGACGCGCTGTGCGACTCCGAAGTGACCGGCAACGGCGTGGCATTCCTCGCCGGCTTCCATAAGGAGGAGGCCGACCTCCGCGTGCTGCGCAGCAACGACTCAAAGCTCAACGAGGACGGCACGCCGGTCATCCTGCCTGGCGGCAAGATCGGCAAGTCGGCGCGGTACGTCCCGCCGTTCCTCCTGGATCTCGTATGAGCTTCGGTATTGGCGCGCTGCCGGGCACGC